ATAATTCACTCCTTTCTTAAGAAATTATATGCACAATTGGCAGTCGGCAAAGGGCACGGCTGCCTTTTGTGTTATGGAGAAGAAATGGCAAAAGCATGGGCTAAGGCGTTTTACAAATCAAAAGCATGGGCGGAGGCTAGAGAAGCAGCACTGATAAGAGATGGTGGCATGTGTCAAAATACTGGGTGTATGCATCCAGCAGAAGAAGTACACCATGTTATTGAGCTGACGCCTGATAACATAAAGGACTATAGAGTCGCATTGAACATTGACAACCTAAAGAGCCTTTGCAAAGATTGTCACTTTGCCGAGCACAGACATAAACTACACGCAAATGAAAGAGTCGATAAGATACTCACGAATGGATATTACTATGATAACGGCACAATGAAGTTTACGAAAGTATATATAGTGTCAGGCGCACCAGGATCAGGCAAGAGCACATACATCAACAAAAACAAAGAGCCAGGAGACTTGCTTATAGATTTAGATAAAATTAAAGACGCACTAGGGCAACCGCGAGAAAGCAAGTACAGCAACCTCACAGGACTAGCATTAAATCTAAGAGAATATCTTTATGGATTGGTAGCAGATAGAGACTCATTGATAGACTGTAAGCATGTATGGATTGCAGCCACATTGCCAAACAAATATGAACGAGAAGCATTAGTAAAGAGGCTAGACGCGGAAGTGATTCAGATAGATGTTAGCAAGGCAGAGTGTCATAAGCGAGTTGCAAATGATAGTAAACGCATAGACAAAGATTACGAACACAAGATGGTCGATAAATACTTTAAAAAACGAACAGAACAGAACATATAACCCCCCCTTCAAAAAATAGGGGTAACACCCATAGGGGGACCGGTGGAGAGGGACAGATGTAAACATGAACGCGCACACGAGGGGGGTGTGGTCATTTGGGAAAATTTATACAGATTTACGACGAGAAAAAACGAGAAAGCGTTAGAAAACGCGAGCGAACAAGACTTAGAAAAATCTTGGGCGCAGATAATGATATAGTCACATCGTTAATAGATCGAGCAGCGTTTTTACACGCAGAATTGATTGAATGTGAGGAGATAATCAAGCGAGATGGCATCATAGAGACATATAAAAATGGCGAAAATCAGTATGGAAATAAAAAGGCAGCTGCAGTAGATGTCTATAACAATTTGATAAAATCTTACAACACGGTGATAAAGACTTTAGCAGAAAGTAGAGGGGAGACAAGCGCAGAGCAAGACGAACTTCTTGCTTTCATGGCAGCGAGGCGATGAGTTATATTATCGAGTATGCAGATGCTATATTTTCAGGGGAAATATTGGCTAACGATTTTATCAAAAGACAGTATGAGATTTTAGCAAATAGAGTGGTTCAGCCTGATAGGTTTCATCTTGACTTAGATATTGCGAATAGACACATTGATTTCATGGAGATGTTTTGCAAGCAGTCACAGGGAGACAAAGGAGCGTCGTTAAAACTTGAGCTCTTTCAAAAAGCAAAATTCGAAGCAGCATATGGCATGGTCGATGATGACAATTTAAGGCAATACAGAGAGGTAAACTGCTTTGAAGGCAGGAAGAACGGTAAGACTACAGAAGCTGCAGCAATTGCACTTGATGCACTAATAAACGATGACGAAGGAGCTCCGGAGGTATACTTTATAGCGACAAAGCTGGACCAAGCGAAGAAGGGGTACACAGAATCAAGGAATATGGTGCAGCAATCACCTGCACTTCGTAAGCATATAAAACCGAGAGGATTTGATTTATACTGCAGAGGTAATTTTGGCATAATAAAGCCTCTTGCGACAGATATCAAGAAGCTTGACTCATACAACGCATCATGTGTTATTGTTGACGAGCTGGGAGCGCTCACAAGCAGACGTCCATATGATGACATGAAGCAATCTCAGTCAAGTATGGCCCGAAAGCAACCGATGCTATGGGCAATATCGACAAACAACTTCGTAAGACAAGGAATATTTGATGCACAAGTTGAATACGGTAAAAAGATATTAAGAGGCGATGCAAAAGACGATCGCTTTTTATTTTTATACTACGCGCTAGAAAATGAAAGCCAATGGACTAATCCGAAGTATTGGATTATGGCAAATCCCGGTCTGGGAACAATAAAGAGCAAGGAATTTTTAGAGGACTCGGTAAATAAAGCAAAAAACGATCCTGGATACAAAGCGACGGTTCTAACCAAAGATTTCAACATTGCGCAGGAAAGCAATCAGTCGGCATGGCTAACACCGAAACTTGCACAAAATGAAGAGGTTGCAGATATAAAATATCTCGAAAATTCGTATGCTATTGGTGGATGCGATTTGTCAGCAACAACAGACCTTACGTGTGCAAGTCTTATTGTCTGCAAAAAAGATGATCCTAAAAAGTATCTATTGCAGCAATATTTCTTGCCGCAACAGAGACTTGATTATGTCATGAGCCAAGAAGAACCGGAAGCTCCATATGCACTTTGGGCGGAACAAGGCTGGCTCACAGTATCTCCAGGAACGCAGGTTGATTATTCGCAAGTCAGCCTATGGTTTTACAAAATGGTTAAAGAGCATAACATAAGGCCACTTTGGATTGGATATGATAGAGCACTGGCCGGCTATTGGGCAGACGAAATGATTAATAATTACGGATTTGAGCTAGAAAAGATTGCGCAAGGGGCGTACACGTGGACATATCCGATGAAGCAGCTTAGGGCTGAATTTGAGGCACAAAACATAGTGTATCAGAATAATCCTATGTTTTTATACTGCCTGTTAAACACGGGCGTCAAAACGCGTAATAGCGACAATATAGAGTCTATCATGCCTGTTAAACTGCAAAACAATAGGCGAATAGACGGAACAGTGTCAGCATTGAATGCGTACACATGTCTAAAAAATCATGAAGAGGAATTTATGCGCTATGTCGCAAGAAAGGGGTAAAATGAACTTCTTTAGTAACTTTTTTGGAAAGGCAAAAAAGAAAATATCGCAACTGCGAGAATTTATCGAGATAGGAGGCTACAGAGCGATATTTTCAAGATTTGGGAATAATCAGTGGGAATCGGAACTTATAAGATCGTGCATAAGACCGATAGCTTATCACACATCAAAGGCAGAGGCAAATTCCTCTGATAAGCGTTTAGAGAGAATACTAAGAGATCGTCCGAACCTATACATGAATGGCGTAGCTTTTCTCTCTAAAATTCGAACGATGCTGGAGCTCAAGAATACGGCTTTTATAATTATAATTCGCGATGATAGAAATAAGGTCATTGGATTTTATCCAATGCCTTATACCTCGCTTGAAGGGGTATTAAGTCCGACGAATAATCTATACATCAAATTTGAAACTCAATCAGGCAGAAGCTATACATTTCACTGGGATGACATTGCGGTTCTGCGAAAGGATTACAACGAAAATGACATCTCAGGAGATAGCAACTCACCAATCTTAAATACACTCGAAATGCTCAACACATCAAACGAGGGCCTCTCGAATATGATAAAGAGCACAGCAAATTTAAGAGGTATTCTAAAGACAACAAAATCCATGCTTGATCCTGGAGATTTAAAGCAAGTCAAAGAAGATTTCGTAAGAGACTATCTTAATATTTCAAACGAGGGTGGTATTGCAACTATCGACAACTCTTACGAATATCAGGAGCTAAAGGCAAGCCCGCAGGTAAGCAACTATGCAAACATAAAGGAATTTCGAGAAAATATCATGAGATATTACGGAGTCAACGATAGCATCTTGATGGCGAAGCAGACTCCGGAGGAAATGCAGGCGTTCTACGAGTCGCGCATCGAACCATTTTTGATGGAATTATCCATAGAGCTTACAAGCAAGGTTTTTACCGAGCGTGAAAAAGGATTTGACAACTATATCGTATTCTCAGCCAACACAATACAGTTTATGTCGACAACTGAAAAACTCAACTTGTGGAACATGGTAGATAGAGGAGCGATGACACCAAATGAATGGCGAAGAACATTAAATTTGCCACCATTACAAGGTGGAGATGAACCTATAAGGAGACTGGATACAGCTCCAGTCGGAACTCAAACTGTAGAAAATGAAGAGAGTGAAGAGGAGGAAAACTAAATGGCAGAACTTGATAACATAAAGCGTCTGATTGAAGACAAGCACGTGCAGTTCCGAGATTTCAACATCCGAAATGTTGAAACAAGGGAAGGCGAAGCTGAAGGAAAAGAGCGCATGACAATAAAGGGAAGACCTGTTGTTTTTGACAGTGAAACCTTAATTTGCAAATATCGGAATTCGGAAATATGGGAAACCATAGATGCAAAGGCTCTTGATGATGCGGATATGTCAGACGTCATATTTAACATGAATCATTGCGGAAGAGTATTTGCGAGGACGAGAAATAATAGTTTAAAGCTATCTAAAGATGATAAAGGGCTCAACATGGAAACTGAACTATGGGAAGACGATGAAGGTCATAAGAGCCTATATCGTGACATAAAGCGAGGGATTCTCGACAAGATGTCATTTGCATTTACAGTCAGAAAGTCAGAGTATGTGATCACAGAAGATGAAGAAACAGGAACAGAAAAGGTTCTGCGAAAAATCTTAGAAATTGACAAACTGTACGATGTATCAGTTGTTGATATTCCGGCATACGATGCTACTGAAATATCAGCGAGAAATGCGTTTGCAGCGGAAAGCGAATTACGCAAAGCGGAAAGCATCAAGGCGGCAAGCCTAGCTCGCGAAAAATATAACTATGAAAGAATCAAAATGGAGGAAAAGTAATGAATCTAAAGGAATTGAGAGCAAGACTAGAAGAAATTGATACACTTGTAGCAAAGAGTGAGAGCGCTGACGAGGTGAGAGGCCTCATTGATGAGATGAAAGAGCTGAAACAGAGGGAAAAAGAACTCGTGCAGCTTGAGCAGAGAACTAAAGAAGCTACGATGATTAATGGCGGTGTGAGCGGAGCAACAATCGTAGAGAGAAGCGCATCAACTGAGGACGAGTCAGAGGGCGCTGACAGTGAGGTGTATCGCAGAGCATGGCTGAAAACCATTGCCGTTGATCAGAGAGGAAACCATCTATTTGGAAAGCTAACTGAAGAGGAGACACGTGCGTTTACATTTACAACAGCAAACACTGGTGCGGTTGTACCTGTGACGGTTGTAAATAAGATAACAAGCCTTGTACGCAACGACTCACCAATCCTTGATGATGCTACACCATCTGGAATCGAGGAAGGTTTTGCACTCGTAAGACATACAGAAATTAAAGCTGGAGATGCAACTGGTGTTGCCGAAGGTACAGCGAACGAAGATGAAGAGGATGTATTTGTCCAGATACCGTTGCCAGGAGTCGAGGTCAAAAAGCATGCCACAATCACAAGAAAGATGAAGTTCCAGAGCATAGATGCGTTCGAGGACTGGCTAGTAAAGCACCTTGCAGACAGAATTAGAGTTGCGAAGGAAAAGGTGCTAATCGCAAGGCTTGACAACGAAGCACCTTCAGGAGCTACAAAAGTAGATAACTCGGGCATAGCGGCTGCAAATATACTAACAGAGAAGACATACTCTGATGAGTCAATCAGAGCAATCATGAGCCTTATCGATGCAGATGGAGAGGTTGTCGTATATGCAAACTCAAAGACTATATGGACAGGTCTTGCAGGGATAAAGGATGGAGACGGCACAAAGGCATTCATCCCAAACCCTATGGCAGATCCTATAGTACAGGGTAGAATCTACGGGGCAACAGTAAAAAAAGACAGCAATCTTGCTGACAACGTGGCATATTTCGGAGTCAAAGGCGCACTGCTTGCAAACACACACGCACCCCTTGAAATATTCCAGTCGCTCGAGGCAAAGACGGCAAATACAATCATCACAGGTGATGAAATCTTTGATGGTGGTCTTGAGAATCCAAAAGCGTTTGTCAAGGTTACATTCAAGCCGGGGGAATAGCTCCCCCTGCCGCCTTGGCGGGTAGTGCGCACAAGTACACACACCAGGAACTTAACGCACTGACTATCGAACAGATCAAAAAGATAGCAGGGGAGAGGCATTATGGCATCATAGCGACACTGAAATCGGAGATAATAAGTCAATTTTTGGCGCAACAAGGAGTATAATCAATGGTTAGCAGAAAGGAATCTGTCAAGAACAGTCTTAGAATAAGGCATGACAAATTAGATGCAGAAATTGAATCAACAATAACGGCAGCAGAAATGGACTTAATAAGAATGGGTGTAGCAAAAGATGTTGTAAATGATAAAGATAATGCGCTGGTAAATAGGGCAATTTGCATTTATTGCCTTTGGCAAATGACAGAAGATGAACGGCTCATTGACAAGTATCATAGAGCTTACGAAATCCACGCAGATGGATTGAGGAAAAATAAGAGGGTATCTGATGTATAACGAAATAGCAGAGTTGGGGAAAGAAACACTGACGCAAGATGAATACTTAAACGAAGTACCAGGGTATGAATGGACGGAAGTTTTTTGTAAAAGAACATCAATCGGACAGCAAGAGTTTTACAATTCTGCTGTTGTGTCATTAAAGCCAGAGTTTAAGCTCGTTTTAGCTGACTATTACGATTATGATAATCAAAAGATTGTTAGATACGACGGCAAGCTATACGACGTGATTAGGACGTTTATCGCAAAAAACACCATAGAGCTAACTGTGAAGGAAAGGTTCGAAAGAAATGCGTGATTCTATTGAAGTTCAAATGAGTAAAATCCTAGATGATTATTCTAGCGAGCTCGACAGGAAAACTGATGAAGCAATCCAAAGAGTGGCTAGGCAAACAGTTAATGTGCTGAAGCAAACAAGTCCGAGAAAGAAAGGCGGTTATGCTAAGAGCTGGGCTCTAAAACGTAATTCGCAAGGTCGTGCTATAGTATACAACAAAAAAGGAAGTTTGACTCATTTGTTGGAACGAGGACACATTTCAAAAAACCAATATGGATCGTATGGACGCGTCGCAGCAAGGCCTCACATCAAACCGGCAGAGAGTGCAGCAAAGCAAATGTTGCTTGATGAATTGGAGAAGCTATGACATTTCAAAATCTACTAAAAAGAGCTGGAATACCGGTGGCATATGGAGTGTTTAAAAACGCTCCGAAGCCACCGTTTGTTGTGTATTTAGGAGCAGGGCAAAAGTCTTTAAGTGCTGATGATACAAAATACCACAAAGCTAACAAGTACAGGTTAGAATATTATTTCAAGACCAAAAACGAAGAAAAGGAAGAAACCATCGAAAAGCTTTTGCTTGACGGTGGTTTTTTGTACGAGAAATCTGAAGACGTCTATATAGAGTCTGAGGATTTATATGTGATCTACTACGAAGTTTAGATCAGAAAGGAACGAAATATGAATAAAAATAAAGTTGAATTTGGTACATCAAATTTTCACATCGGAATATACGAACTTGACGAACACGGAGCCGCAAAGCTAGGGCCATCAATGGCAGTTCCAGGAATGAGAGCTCTAAGCTTGGACGCAGACTCAGAGGAATCAAAATTCTTTGCCGATGACGTCGTCTACTATAGCGATTTCAATGATAACGGCATGACGGGAGAGCTTAACATGGCGCTATTTCCTGACGCTTTCAAAACAACATTTCTCAACTTCAAGGAAATGGCTGATGGAGGGATTGCTCAAATCAAGGGAGGAGTTTCAAAAAAGGTTTATTTCGCGTTTGAGGGGAAGGGCGACAAGAATAGAAGGAGACATATCTTCTTCAATGCCTCACTAGGAGCTATCAAAAGGGAGCATAAGACAATAGAGGAAGGCAAAGAGGTTGAAGAGGAGACACTTCCGATTACAGTTACAGGCGACAACAAAACAGGTGTTATCAAGATTTCATATGCAGAGGGTGACACTGGTTATGAAACAGTATTCAGCGCACCAACCATTCCGGCTGTTAAAAACGAGTAGGGGGATATATGGCAATCAAAACTATAAAAATCGATAAGGATAATTCCATTAAAATCGATAGCTCGATTAACTGGTTGCTGATTTATAGAGGGCAGTTCGGGAGAGATATTCTCCCGGACATTCTGCCGCTAATTTCAGCAGGCGTAGATATTGCAATCAATATGCTCGGAGAGAGTGAGGGCGAGACGGTTCAAGAAAAAATTGCAAATATGGATTCCGATAAAGTGGAATCAGCAATGCTTTCACTAGCAGGGTTAGAGCTAACTACATTTCTGCAGATTGTATGGGCGATGGACGCAAACGCTCGTAAGAAAAACGGAGAGGATATAATTCCATTCGAAAATTGGGTGGAAAAACAGGAAGAATTTCCTATTGACCTTATAGCTCCAGCAGTGGCAGGGCTACTAACTAGATCGATGGTAAGCTCAAAAAACTTGAAGCGCCTTCAGGACATAGTAAAAATGGCGAAAGCAGGAAACGCAACAAAATCAGCACAGACGGAATCTTAATTGGTGCGATTTCGAGAGGGCTAAGTTATGAAGGCATAACCGAAATGGAAATAGGGCAAGTCGTTGATTACTGCATCGAATATAACGAGTTTGAAAAGATGAATGATATAGATAAAGCGGAAGGCGCAAATCCTACAGTGCGACAAGCAACGCAAGCAGATTGGGATGCGCTAGGGAGGTAATTGATGGCTGGAGACATAAAAGGTATCACGATTGAGTTCAGGGGAGAGACGACAAAGCTGAGCAAGGCCTTGAATAAAATTAAGGACGAAACCAAAGGAGTAGACGGCTCTTTAAAGGCTGTCAACAAGGCTTTGAAGTTCAATCCTGGCAATATAGAGCTGCTCGGTCAAAAGCAGATTGAATTAAAGAGAAAAATTGAGCAGACGAAAGAAAAACTTGAAGCATTTAAGGAAGCACAAAGAAGTCTAGACGCATCTGGCGTTGATAAAACATCAAGTGAATATATGGAGGTTCGCAGGAATATAATACAGGCAGAATCACAGGCAAAGTATTTTAATGCGGAGCTCAAAAAGACTGAAGCAGCAATATCACCACTCGGTAAACTTGGATCACAGTTCCAGGATGTAGGCGGAAAGATTACAGCTGCTGGCCATGCACTAGCACCGCTGTCCAAACTAGGGGCAGCAGTAGCAGGAGGACTTGGCGCGCTGGCTGTTAAAGCAGGTAGAGCAGCTGATGACTTAAATACGCTGTCAAAGACATCGGGCATAAATACTCAACAGCTACAGCTATATGCAGCAAGCGCAGATCTTGTAGATGTATCAGTTGAAGATATGGCCAAATCGCAGACCAAGCTCAAAAAGAATATGCTATCAGCATCGCAGGGAACAGGGGATGCGGCAAGAGCTTTTGACATACTAGGGGTTAATGTCAAAGGTGCAGATGGACACTTGCGAAATCAAGATGAAGTATTTCAGGAAGTCATCCAAAAACTTGGAACCATGTCAAACGAAACGGAACGAGATGCACTAGCGATGCAAATTTTTGGCAAAAGTGCAACTGCATTAAATCCGATGATTGAGGACATGGGCAAGACGTATAAGCTTGTGACAGATACGATGAAAAAGAACAAAATAAAGTTTGTTGATCAAGAAACTTTAGATCAAGCCAATGCTTTTAATGATCAAATCGATATAATGAAGTTCATTGCAACAACTGCTTTTCAGCAAATTGGTTCTAAGCTTGCAGCGTATTTAGTTCCCGCAATCACAAAAGTACAAGAGGTGTTCAGTCATTTCATGGGAATAATTTCAAATTTGAGTGGTAGAACGCTTGCTATAATAACTGGAATTGGTGGTGGATTTGCAGTCATAGCACCGACACTACTTATTGTTGGAGGTCTTGTAACAAAAATGGGCTTAGCTTTTAGTGGATTATCTAAAATTATGCCTGGTTTAGGAGCAGGACTAAAGGGCGTTTTTGGTTTTTTAAAAGCAAATCCGATAATACTAATAATCTCTGCAATCGCAGCTCTTGCATTAATACTATCCAAGACAGGATTAAGTGTAGAAGAGTTGAGCGGCAAGATTAATGGATTTATAACTAGTGTAGTTGGCAAGTTGCCAGGCATAGTCAATGGAATTGTGGCGCTACTCCCACGAGTGTTAGATGCCATTTTAAAAATGCTGCCGGTGATCATTGATGCTGCAGTGACACTATTTACGGCAATAGTAAATGCATTACCGCAAATAATACCACAGCTAATTCAGGGATTCGTGACACTAATAAATGGTTTAGTAAGCGCAATGCCAACTTTAATACCAATACTAGTTAATGGTGCTGTAACATTATTTCAAGCGATAGTAAATGCATTACCACAAATAATACCATTAGTGATACAAGGATTCACATCGCTTGTGACAACGCTCATAAATGCGATGCCTACATTAATACCTATATTAATACAGGGAGCTATAACGCTATTTATTGAAATTGTGAAAGCAATCCCAGTTGTTGCAAAAGCGCTCATAGCAGCATTGCCGCTGATTATTGACGCTTTCAAAACAGGGCTGGCGAATTTGCTTCCAGCGATTTGGACCGGGATAAAAAATACGATGGTATCAATATTTGGATCGATTGTCAACGCGGCAAGAGATAAGCTCAATGCAATCAAAGATACATTCGTAAATATTTGGAACTCCATAAAACAGACGACTGCGAACGTATGGGAAGGCATAAAAAATGCAATAATGACGCCTATAAACGGAGCGGCAAATCTAGTAAAGGCAGCAATTGATAAAATCAAAGGATTGTTCAATTTTAGCTTTAAGTGGCCACATCTACCTTTACCACATTTTAGTATCAGTGGCTCAATCAATCCACTGAGCAAATCGTTTCCACCTAAAATAGGTGTAAGCTGGTATAAAGAAGGTGGAATCTTTGATAAGCCTAGCCTTATAGGTGTCGGAGAAGCAGGTAGAGAGGCAGTATTACCAACCCACAAACTAGACAAGTTTTTGGACGATGCTGTCAAAAGAGTTAATCCAACGCAGTCTAACGGAAGTGTCACAATCAATATTGCAAACATGACAGTTAGAGATGATATGGATATCCGTAAAATCGCGGATGAAATAGAACGCAGGCTTGCTCTTGAGTCAAATAGACGCAAGCTTGCTGGAGGCTTGGTATGATAAACAATGAAGTTATTATAAACGGCACACAGTTGCACAAGTTCGGCACAATCGAATCGATAGAGTATAGCAAGCTGTCAAACGATATCCTTTACCGCGAAATTGCAAATAGACAACCTAGTGTACAGGGGAGAAAAAGACAGTTAAAGGAAGTAACTCTGAAGATAAGGATTCATGACAAATTGTCGAGGGCGGAAACAAAAAAGCAAATAGATGAAATTGTAGGGCTATCATTTTCTGATAGCCCTATTTCGCTTATAGAAAATGGCAAGTATTGTAGAGCAATTCTTGCAGAGGCAGAAGACGAATACGTGTTTAAAAACGGGCTGCTATCATTGACATTTGTTAACCTTGATGGGCTGTGGTACGGCGAAGAGAAGAACGGCAAGCTGACGATAGACAATCAAGGAATTATCAGTACAGATTTTGCAACCATATCTATCGTACCAAGCGCTTTAAATGTGATGCTTAAGGACGGTAAAGGGCATACGCTTAAGATGACTGCACTTAATACCACAAGCGCGATTGTAATAGATCTTGAAAATAAGACTGCTACACAGAATGGAAAGCATGTTGAACTAAGTACAGATTCCAGGTTCTTTAAGTTTGAAAAAGGAAAAACCACAATGCTTGTAACCAATGGTGCGACAAATACGAAATATCGCGAGGTGATAGCACTATGATTTTTGTTTACGATAGAAACGAAAAACAAATCAATGCAATAGATGAAATCTATGAGCTGACAAAAGAAATCGGAAAGTTAAAAACTCTAGAGTTTGACAGTGAGCTTGATTTTGAAAAAGGATATAGAGTTATCATCAACGATAATGAAAAACCTTTGGAATTCATCATCATTGACTCCGAATACAGTCGCGGAGATACTAAGGAATATCACTACTATTGCCAGGAATCGCTAAAAGAAATTGAAGGAGTACCCGTCGTTGACAAAAGACCGCAAGGCAATGTAAAGGCAGCGATAGAATCTTTGCTTGCCGATACTCGATGGACGCTTAAAGTTATTCCGACTTACGATTTAAGCCACACACAAACAAACAGCTTTTATCACATTTCTGCGTTTGAAGCTTTAGGCAAGGTAGTACAAGACTATAACGTAGAATGGCATGCAGAATACGAAATGTCAGGAGCTGATATAACGAAGAGGATTCTCGTTATAGGAGAACAAGGTGTTAGGTCAAATAGCAGACTTGAATTTGGAAAGAATATAACTAAATTTACAAGGCGAGTATCTTCAGAGGCGATAATCACCGCGCTTTACGGATTTGGAAAAGGTGAAGAGCAAGAAAATGGCGGATATGGAAGGCGTATAGATTTCGCAGAAATAAATAATGGGAAATCATACGTCGAAAATCTTGAAGCTAAAGAAAAATATGGGACAGGAAAAGAAAACGAAAAGAAGCACGTTTTCGGTTTCTTTGTTGATGAAGAGGAGACCGATAAAGCCAAATTACTGGAAACGACAAAAAAAGAGCTCGTAATGTTAAGTCAACCGAAAGCAGAGTACACAGTTGAGGCTGTCAATTTAAATATTGATTGCTCGTTCGGAGACAGAGTTCAGGTGATAGACGATGAAATAGGATTTGCTGCAGAGGTACGCATCGTAAAAGAAGTCGTACAGGACGAATCCAAAACATTTACATTTGGAACGGTGACAAAAAGCTTTGGTGAGTCTATCAGAAATGAATTTAAGAAAACGCAAGAAACAATCAACAACCGAATTACATCCGTCAGAGAAGAGGTTCTTTCGAAAATCACTAAACAATATTTTGGCGAAGATGGGTATAACTACGACTTAAAAGCCGGCAACGAATATGGATTGCCTGCAGGGCTATATTCTTTTGACAGACAAATAAATCAAAATCCGTCAAAGGTTATTTATATTGGCGCTGGCAAGATGCTTATTTCTAACGAAAAAAAGCAAAACGGCGAATGGCTTTGGAAAACAGCCGCCACTGCTGACGGACTGATGGGCGATGCTGTTGTTGCAAATTCTATAACTGCAAATAAACTTTCTGCGGATGTTGGCCAAGCATTAGATTTAACTTCTAATGTATCAATCAATAGCAAGGTGTCGTCGCTTTCGGAGGAAACGTCAACGAAGATATCACAAACGCAAGATACGATTATAAAGCAAGTAGAGTCGAGATCCATGCTAGTGGATCAAATCATAAGTGAGATAAAAAGTTCAATCACGCAAACAACCGAGGGCATTTATTTTAACTTCGAAAGACTAAGCAAAAATCTTGACGCAGCAATCGCAGGAAGTACGGCAGAGTTTGAGAAAATACGCAAATACATAAGATTTGAAAATGGAAATATTGTACTTGGAGCGGAAGGTAATCCACTTACGCTCAAAATTGAGAACGATAAAATTAAATTTATAGAAAACGGAGCGGAAATCGCATACTGGCAAAATAGACAATTCTACGCAGTGGACGGTGAGTTTATAAATAGTCTTAGACTTGGCAAGTTCGCGTTCATCCCACGCGAAAACGGAAATCTGAGCTTCTTAAAGGTGGTGAACTAAATGGGATATTGGCTATCAATACAATTCAGCCCTGGGCAACAGGACATCGTTAATAATCAAAGCTATATGGCAGTTTATCTGTCTGTACATGCATCAAATGGTTACTATGCAGAGCATACTAACGGCACAGGGCTACTTACAGTAAATGGAGTTAACTATCCATTCTCTGGACATTACAGAGTAAATGGAAGTTCGCAGGTAATACATAGTGTTGGGGTTTGGGTTCCGCACAACCCAGACGGTTCAAAAACTCTATATGCATCCGCAAGCTTTGATACGAGAGTTGTAGGTGTACTTACAGCGTCAAATTCGGCAACTCTAACAACTATACCACGTGCATCTTCTCCGACAACATCAAAGTCTACGGTGACATTTGGAGAATCGTTTGACATTTATACGCATAGAAAATCAACTGCATTTACACACGACGTCTATGTAGGGGTCAATAATGACATTAACTCATTAATAAAAATAGCTGATAAAATCCCAACCGACACGACTTGGACACTACCAGTTGATTGGAAAAATAAGTTTCCTGATTCAAGTGTAAAACTACTGGTACGAGTCTATACATTTAACGGTAATACAAATCTTGGACGAATTGATGCACCATTAGTTGCAATAAAACCATCATCTGATATGCTGCCTAGCGCAACGATTGAAGACAAAGATGAAACGGAATGCTACAAGAAGTATGGTGGGTATGTAAAGCACCAATCTAAAATAAAAATAGCGGTAAAGCCAGAGTACAGATATAGAGCAACAAAAAAAGATGAACGGCTCAAAATCAATGGAGAATTACCACCGGTGGACGAGTCAAGTTTGACTCCACAAAAAGACAAGATAACAATCGAAGCAACAATCACAGACAGTCGAGATTCCACAATCACGGTCACAAAAGAACTGCAAATAATAGATTGGCATGCACCCGTGTTAACGGGTGTAAAGGTAGAAAGATGTAAAGCAAACGGAGAATCGGATGCAGCTGGGAACTATGTCAACATAAAGTATAGTGCTGATATTGCGAATGTGAATGACAAAAATACAAAGATAATCGAGTATGAGCTGACTAGGCAAGGAAGTTATGATGGGGTGCAGGAAACTGAAGTTTTGAGCACATTTAAAACATCGGGCAGCAAGGTTCTTCCATGCCATGGAGATTATTCATGGGAAATAAAAGTATCGCTTAGAGATGACTTTGAAACTACTGAGTATACCATGCCAATAGGAACGGCGTTTACTTTAGTTGACTACAATCAAAGCGGAAGAGGTATGGCAATAGGAAAAGTTGCAGAGCAGCCGGACCTATTTGAAATCGACATACCGACAAGATTTAATAAGGAATTTAGTGGAAAAGGAGTCGCTTACGACTTGAAACCCGCAGAGTTACAAGTCATCAAGCTGCTTACAAATACAGAAAGTGGAGATGTAAGACTTGGTAAAGTCCTACAAACGCTTGGACTAAGAGTACCGATTAAAATTGAAAAGCTAGGCCAGTTTGAAGTGGTTAAGTATTCGGATGGAACCTGTGAGGCATCGTGTCAAATAAAGCAAATTACGCCTGTAAATATGACACAAGTAAATCCCTACTTGTTTAGATGGATTGGAGATTTGATATTGCCAAACGAATTGTTTAAATCCGTTAACAATGTACAAGTCACAGGGCATTACAACGCAGGAATATTTACATGCGGTGCCGTCGCAAAAACAGACAGAATCCAGATAATACACTTAATGCAAAATAGAGGGGTGTCAGCGAACCAAGTTCCTGAAGAGCTGCCATTCGTACGAATTTATGGGAGGTACAAATAAATGAAAGCATTGAACATTATAAAAACTGCCAATGGAGGATACTCGTTCACTGCAACAAGAGAAGATGGGAATACAGTGTTCGGAATATTGGCAGAGAAGGACCTGTCAAATATAACGAAGATAGTAGATACATCGAAGAACCTGGACGAGCAGAGACTGGAGTCCTTAAATCTCTTGATTAACTCACTGCTCAAACTTGAAAAAAATAGAAAAGCAATATTGTCTTTAGTGGAAAGGTGGCAGGTGTGCTCGTACTATCCGCCAGGTCACTACGTTGTATACAGCGACAAGCTGTATCGCTCGCTAAAGGCACACAACTCTACATATGAAAATATTCCGCTCAATGATCGCAATCTATGGATTGAAGAGGAGCTTGGAAACGCAAGCGATTATGACAAGTGGTATAAAAGTGCAGAGTTTTGGGCAGCAGATAAAACTTATAAGAAAGGAGATTATGTAATCTACTACAACAAGCTTTACAAATCATCGAAAGATAAAAATGTCTCAAATCCTGAAAAGAGCGATTGGGAATTGATTGAGAGAGATAAGTAAAGGAGTCAGGTATGGAAAGAGCAATTATAATCGCGGTTTTCGCAAGCACGGGACTATGGAGCTTTATAAGTATGTTAGTGCAGCGATACATGGAACGCAAGAGCGACTATGCAATGATGATGCGCGGTCTTGGGCACGATCGCATATGCTATTTAGGAGAGTGCTATATTAAAAGGGGATGTATAACGCGAGATGAATACGAAAATCTTGTTGATTACTTATATATACCGTATAAAAAGCTTGGTGGAAATGGCACTGCGGAAAAAGTCATAAATGAAGTAAAGCAATTACCGTTAAAAGATAATTGTAATGTTTAAATAGTTTGTTAATCGTTGCGGCTTAAAGGCCGTTTTTTTATTCAAGAAGGAGGTAAACTATGAATCTTGAATTTATACCAAAACTTATTATGCCACTTGTTCTCGTGGCATGCTTGATCATCGGATATCTGATGAAAATGTACTTGCCTTCGGACAACAAGTACATTCCAACAACACTGGCGATCGTGGGCGCGGTACTTGGATGTATAAGTACATGGTCAATTACGTTAGAGGTGATTGTGGGAGGTGCAATTAGCGGCCTTGCAAGCACAGGACTGCATCAAATGTTTAAACAACTACTAAAATTAGATAAAACTGAAGAGGTTAAAGACTTCAAGGACCTAGAATAGGAGGAAACAATGAAAGGAATCGACGTATCAAGCCACAATGGCGGAATTGATTATAATCAAGTCAAAGCAAGTGGAATAGACTTTGTAATGATAAGAGCTGGCTACGGCTATGGATATGAGGACGAGAGATTTTCGCAGAATGTAGAAAGAGCAAAGGCAGCAGGGTTGCACATCGGTGCGTATTGGTTCATATACGCACTTAATGAAGAGCAGGCGAAAGCGAACGCGGACGTATTTGTAGGATTGCTAGAAAGATACAAAGGCACATTTGATATGCCAGTAGCTTGCGACTTTGAGTATGATTCAGAGCGCTATATGCGTGATAGTGGAGTGACTCCAACGAGAGCACTAAACACCGCTATCATTGACGCATTTTGCAAGAGAATGGAGCAGTACGGATACTATGTGTCAAACTACCTCAATCCTGACTATATACAGTCAAGGGTCAACTTCAGTGATGTTAGTCAGTATGATTTATGGCTAGCGCAATGGGGAACAAGTGCACCAAGCTACGAATGTGGTATGTGGCAGTATAGCTCTGATGGTAGTGTTGCTGGCGTATCAGGACGCGTGGATGTCAATGTCGCTAATATTGACTATTCAGCTTTGATAAAATCGAACGGCTTTAATCACACAAACCTATCAGATACTGCGCCAGCTCCACAGATTGCACCAACCGTTACTCCAAGCGACAGTTTTGCAGTAGGCGACAAGGTTGTAGTGACAAATCCTATTGACGTGAACGGCACGAGCCTTGCTGTAAGTGGAGAGTATGAAGTAATCGAAGTGTCAAATGCAAATCGTATCGTAATCGGCAGAGGTGGAGTTGTCACAGCTGCAATGCCAGCGAGTCACATCAAAAAGACAGGCTCAAACACAAGTCTGACGGCAGCAGAAATCGCACATCAAATTTGGCATGGTTACGGCCAAGATTGGGGAACTGGTAGCGACCGAGTAAGGAGAGTGGCAGCTGCAGGTGTAGACTACAACGAGGTACAGGCGGAACTTGCAAAATACTACAGATAAGAGGGCATAGGCCCTCTTTTTTTATTGCAAAAAAAATAAAAAAAGTTTATAAAAAGACTTGACAAATGCACTCAATGAGTGCATAATATAAACATAAGGAAGGAGGAAACATTGATGAAACAAAAAAAGAAAAACCAGAAACTGAAAGAGTTTGCAATCAACACAGCTTCTGGTATCATCTCTGGAGTAGTAAGTGGACTAATCACTTGGTTACTCACCCGGTAAGGAAAGCCCCTCGGGGCTCCTTACCATAAATATAACATATAAAATCATCAATGTAAACAAAATGAAGATTTATTTGATAGTCGCAGTTGTAGTCGCAGTTGCAGTAACGGGAATTTTGAATAGGAGGAAGTAGCTTGAATTCAAGGTGAGATATGATTTTATACAAAATTAGCTAATACACACCTATAAGCACGCCGCATAGGATAAAGGTTGGATTTTAGAAGCTCTCTCTCGCATTACTACAATAACTTTAATAATAGTTAAATAAATTAAGAAAAACCGCCCTCGTCCAAAAGGATTAAGAGGGCGGCTAAAACAAAACAAAGCCTAAAAAATAGGCTTTGTAAATTATAAAATAAAAACAGAGGGAAATCAAAGGGGGAAAGAATGGACATAAAAGAACTTAGAAAGCGAACTGGATTAAGTCAAGAACAGTTTGCAGAAAAATACGGAATGCCGCGCAGGACTTTGCAAAACTGGGAACAGGGCAGTCGTAAGCCCGCAAAATATATATTAGATCTGTTAGAATTTAAAGTAGATGCAGATTGCAAAAAAAATGAAAAAAGTTTATAA